CGCGGAGAAGGTTCTGGGCGGAACGGTCAAGGACGACACGCTCTTCTGTTTTGTTTCTCATGCCGAAAAGGCTGAGAACGGAGATGTGGACTATACCGACCCGCGCCAGCACCAGCTGGCGAATCCATCTTACGGAGTCACGATCCGGCCGGCAGACATTGAGGCAGATGCAGCGCAGGCACTCAACGATCCGCAGCAGAGGAAGGACTTCCTCAGCCGGTCGCTGAACATATACACGACCGCGCTGAAGTCATGGTTCGATATCAACGAGTTCCGCAGGTCAGATGACCGATACAACTGGACGCTGCAGGAGCTGGCGAGACTGCCGATGAAATGGTATGGAGGTGTGGACCTTTCCAGAATGTACGACCTAACGGCCGCGTGCCTTTATGGTCACTATGATGCCGAGGATGTGGACATCGTCATCACGCACGCCTTTTTCCCAATCACCATGGCAGCACGAAAAGCCGATGAGGACAACATCCCGCTTTTCGGCTGGCAGGATGACGGCTGGCTGACGATGTGCAACAATCCGACGATCAACGCGTCGGACGTGGTCGACTGGTTTCTCCAGATGAGAGCGATGGGCTTCAAGATTCAGGAAGTCGGACACGACCGGAAGTTCGCCAGGGAATACTACACCGAGATGAAAACGCAGAAGTTCAGGGTCGTGGATCAACCACAGTACTTTTACGTGAAGAGTGAAGGCTTCAGACACATCGAGAAGGCCGCAAAGGACGGGAAATTGTATTACTTGCATTCTGATGCTTATGAGTATTGCGTCCAGAATGTTCACGCAATCGAAAAAACAGACGACATGGTCCAGTACGAAAAAGTCGAACCGCAGAGCAGGATCGACTTGTTCGACGCGTCCGTGTTTGCCTGTGTCAGATATCTGTCCAATATGGAGCGCCAACGAAAGGCAGCGGAATGGTGGGATTAAAAGATGAGGAAAAGAAAGAAGAATAACAGGAACGCAGGATCTGCAGGAACGCTGCCGAAGCTGAGCAGCGGCGTGGCTTTTCTCTGCAGCCAGGAAAGCTATGACATGCTGTGCACAGAGAGCTACACGCGGCTGGACAGAGTTCCGGCCATCGTGACAGCGTGTCGGAAAATCGCCGAGGTCATCGGCATGATGACCATTTACCTGATGGAAAACACAGACGATGGAGACGTCCGGATTCAGAACGAACTGAGCCGGAAGATTGACATTGATCCGTGCTCAACCATGACCCGCTCGCAGTTCATCGAGTACATCGTCATGAACATGCTGCTGTATGGCAAAGGAAACGCCATCGTGCGGGTGAAGACGCGAGCCGGACTGCTGAGAGATCTGCAGCCGATCCCGCCGGGACGGTGGGAGCTGATCCCGGACGTGACCGGATACAACTACACGGTTAATATCGACGGCGTCAACTACGATCCGGACGAGGTCCTGCATTTTGTCTACAACCCGGACAAGAATTATCCATGGCGCGGTCAAGGCGTGACCGTTTCGCTTCGGGATCTCGCCGAGTGTTTAGGGCAGGCACAGAAGACCGAGAAGGGATTCATGGCCAGCGAATGGAAGCCGAGCATCATCGTCAAGGCAGACGGTCTGGTCGACCAGTTCGCGACAAAAGACGGACGGTCCAAGCTGATCCAGGAATATCTCGAGACCAGCCGCGTCGGCGAGCCATGGGTGATTCCGGCGGAACAGCTGAGCATCGAGCAGGTGCGGCCGCTGAGCCTGTCAGACATCGCGCTGAATGAGAACGTGGAGATGGACACGCGGAAGGTCGCAGCGCTTCTGGGAGTGCCGGCTTTTTTGCTCGGCGTCGGCGAATACAACCAGAAGGAATGGAATAACTTCGTGCAGACGAAGATCCGGAGCTTCGTGCTTTATCTGCAGCAGCAGATGACCAGGCGGCTCATCATGTCGCCGAAGTGGTACCTGCGCTTTAATTTCCTAAGCGTCATGGACTACGATCTGACAACCATCGCGCAGGTGTTCACAGCGCTGCAGGATCGCGGAGACGTGACCGGAAACGAAGTCAGAGACAGGATCGGACTCAGTCCTAAGGAAGGACTGGACGAGCTGAAACTGCTCGAGAACTACATACCAGCAGACATGAGTGGCAACCAGAAGAAGCTGATCCAGGAAGGAGAAGAGTGACACATGGAAGACAAGAGACAGATGCGGACCATTGAGTCCGCTTTTTTAACGCGGGAAGCGTCGAACGAAAGCGGAGAGCCTGAGAAGAGAATCGAAGGCTACTTTGCTGTGTTTGACGGCACATATGAAATCGCGCCAGGGCTCACCGAATCAGTAGCGCCAGAAGCGTTTGACGAAACGATCACCGGCGACATTCGAGCACTGACCGACCACGACACTGCACTGGTGCTGGGACGCACCACAGCGCACACGCTGGAGCTCAAGACAGACTCCCATGGACTCTGGGGAAGCATTCTGGTTAATCCGAACGACCAGGACGCGCTGAACCTGTACGCGAGAGTCGAGCGCGGAGACGTCAATCAGTGCAGCTTCGGTTTCGACATTCTGGACGAGGATACCGAGATCCGCGAGAATGGCGAGATCCACTGGACGATCAAGAAGGTGAAGCTGTACGAGGTTTCGGTCTGCACATTCCCGGCTTACCAGACCACAGAGGTCAGCGCCAGAAGCGACGAGGCGAAGGAAATCAAAAAGAGGTCCTTCGAAGCCTGGAAGCTGCGGCAGGAAGACGCTCATGGCTGGCTGAAGAAAGGAGACACAACAGATGGCAAAGCTGAAGACTCTGCTGCTCCGGAAGAAGATTGACGACGCTAAGAAGTCGCTCGAGGCTCTCAGAGCCAAAGACGCTGACTTTGAAAAGCGCGAAGCTGATCTGACCGAAGCGTTCGGCGAAGTGACTGAAGAAACGACCGAAGAGGAAAGAGCAACCCTCGAAGGCGAGATGAATCAGTTTGACGCCGACAAAGAAGCTCACGAAGGCGAGAAGAAAGACCTGGAAGAGGTGATCCGCTCCGCCGAAGAAGAGCTGGAAGAACTCGAAAAGAAGCAGGAAGAGAAGCCTGCAGCAGAACCGGCACCGGCACCGGAGGACAAGCCGGCAGAAAGAAAGGTGGAAAACACAACCATGAGAAGAACTATCTTCGATAAGATGAGCGCAGAACGCCGCTCCGCAATCCTCAACTCCGAAACAGTCAAAAACTGGCTCGGTGAGTACCGTTCCGCAATGAAGGAAAAGAGAGCAATCACAAACGTCGGTCTGACAATTCCGACCGAGATCCTGCCGCTGCTCCGCGAGAACATCGCTAACTGGTCCAAGCTGTACGACAGAGTAAACCTGCAGGCAGTAGGCGGCGAAGCTCGTCAGCCTATCATGGGCACAATCCCGGAAGCTGTCTGGACAGAGTGCTGCGCTAACCTGAACGAACTGGATCTCGCATTTAACGACTGGACAGTCGACTGCTACAAAGTCGGCGGATATTTCGCAATCTGCAAAGCCAATGTGGAAGATTCCGACATCGACCTGCTGGCTGAAATCGTGACCGCTATCGGCCAGGCTATCGGCAAGGCTCTGGACAAGGCAATCCTGTTCGGCCGCAACACAAACACAAACACCAAGATGCCGCTGGGTGTTGCATCCAGAATTGCTCAGACAGCTGCTCCGGCTGACTATCCGACAACAGCACGCGCATGGGCTGACCTTCATGTTACCCATGTTACTGATATCCCCGACACAGCTTCCGGAGCCGATTTCTTCAAGAACATCGTCATGGCAGCTGCAGTCGCTGCGACCGACTACTCCAGAGGCCCGATCACCTGGTGCATGAACGAACAGACATACAGAATGGTCCAGGCAACAAGCCTCAGCATCAACGCAGCTGGTGCGATCGTTGCCGGTGCGACTGACACAATGCCGGTCGTCGGCGGCGATATTGTCGTTCTGAATTTCATCCCGGTCGGCGTCATTGTATATGGCTACTTCGATCTCTATCTGCTGGCAGAAAGAGCCGGCCGCGAATTTGCACAGTCCGAGCACGTAAGATTCCTGCAGGATCAGATCGTTTACAAGGGCACAGCCCGTTATGACGGCGCTCCGGTCATCGCTGAAGCCTTCGGCGTGGTAACTGTTGACGGTTCAGACTTCAATCCGGCAGCTGTAACCTTCGCAGCAGACGCAGCGAACAACGCTTGATAAATGACCTACCGGGTGACGAGAGCCTTTTACGACCGGCAGGACGAGATGCATCTTTACCAGGCCGGGGACACATATCCCCGGTCTGGTTTCGTTACGAATGAAAAGCGGATCGCCGAGCTGGCGGGAAGAAGGAACCGGCTGAGGATGCAACTTATCGAGGCAGTCGCTGAGACAGCTGCAGAACCGCATCCGGAGGAACCCGAGGCTCAGAATAAACCGGTAAGAAAGGCGAAGAAAAAATGACAGATACAGAGATTCTCGAAACGTTTTTGCTTCCGGATCTGGAAAAGCTGACCGTGCCAGAATCGCAG